TTGTTTAAATTCATATCTGTAATCTGGCAAGCTGCGTAGTTAGTATCTAGTTGCGTATAGTCTCTACCATCAGCCTGATGTGGACCGAAGCGGTTCTTAACTGATGCAACTTTAAGTATCTTACCCATAGGGTCATAGCCTAACGTAAGAATTAACGCAGGTAACTGCGACACCTTACCTTGAATAGCCCTGCGTGCAGCAGGTTCTGTGCCATTACCATATTCACTTGCCTCTGATACGTGGTGTAGCACTAAGACGCAAGCCTCTGTACTACGAGCCATATCGTGCAACTCCATCATAATTGCACGAAGTCCGGCCCATTCGTTGTCAGTCTCAGCTGCAACATTCATTAGGTTATCTACTACTATTAATTCAGGAGCAACTCCATAGAGTTCTATGTATGCCTTGACCTCTAACTCAATATCATCTAGTGATGGAGATGAATCGAATACCCACTGGATGTGTTTAATCTTCTCGAAGTATTCGTCATAGTATCTACTACTATTATTAAGATTAGTTTCAACTGTCACTTGTGAGTGACCTGATATATGTGCTGCTGCACGGATCATCACCGTCGTTATGTCCGTATCTGCAGAGAAGAATAGGGTTGGTCTAGCTGCTTGTATTGCATAGACAAGAGCGAACATAGACTTACCTGCATTGGGAGCAGCTGCCACCATACAGACTTGTCCACGTCTGAAGCGTATTGACTTCTCTTTAAGTGCTTTCCAAACATCAGGCAGAGGTGTTGCTTTGGTATTAGCACCACTCCAAGCCCTAGTTAAACTAAGCACTTTGCCTCTTTCTCTTTACTCTAATACGTTGACGTTCTTTCGAGGTTAGACCACCCCAGATACCAAACATCTCGTTATTAATTCCCCACTCTAAACATTCCTGTTTATGGGTGCACGAATGACATAGACGTTTAGCCATTTGTATCTCTCGTGAATCTTCTGCCTTATCTGGAAACCAGAAGTCACTTCCTACTTCAGCACAAGCGGGCTCCTCATACCACCAGGGCCCACGCATAGGTTATCGAACCCAGATAGTTTGGCACTTGTCTTTTGCACCTTTTGGTGCAGCACACATCCAGCCCTTCCAAGGACCCTTAGCGCTTACGCCTTCTTTGTATGACATCGATCCGTGCTTACATACCTTATCGCTAGAAATTTCGGTAGCACCTAGTTGCACCTTTGCATTAGCAAGGTTAGCTGATGGTGATGTGTCAGCGCCTAGCGCTGCTGCTGTTGCAGTAATAATGGTTGCCTTATCAGCAAGAGCAATAAGGTGACCCTCTAGTTCATCTGCATCTTTTGCATAAACATTAATCAATGTTCCGTTGGCTAACTTATAGTTAACCTGTAATCCTGTGTCCTGGCCTGCAGCCATTTAGTTTCCTCCAGTTTGTTTGATTGATAATCTCTGTGATTCCTTGCCCTCTTTGTATGGTATCTCTATCCCACTTAACTCAAGAGCTTTGGTATCTACAGTCTTACGTCCTGCAACAGTGGTCCAGTTAATTGCTAGACCTGATTGGGTCACTCCAAGTAGACCCGCAAGTGAATATTTTAAACCCTCTTGCTTCTCTTCCAGTTCTTTAATTTGCTGACCCAGTTGCAGATAAAGCAAGGCCGCCTTATCCGCATCTGGATCCGCTATTAAATTTTCCTCAACTACTTTGCCATCTTTTTTTTTAAGTCCTACGCAGCCAAGTTCCCCACTAGCGTCGTAGTACTTGCAGTAATGTTTACAATAGTTCTCATCACGTTCCGGCTCAGGAGCTTCGGTTGATTCCTTGATTGCAGATAGCCAGTTCAGTGCTTCTTCTGCAATCGACGGGTCGTATGGTTCAGAGTGGACCTTTATGTCTCGCTCATCTCCATCACGTGCAATGGCTACCAAGTTAACATTAACGGGCTTCCCCTTCCCGCTTTTGTCAAGTAGGTAACCATAAACCTGAACCTGCCAACGCTGTTGGGTGCTAGGAAAATAGCTAAGGTTTGATTTCTTAACTGTTTTCCAATCAACAACATCGCCAGTCTCAGGAATCCATAGGTCGATGTGAGCTTTCATCTCTCCGTATTCAACGGTCTGCTCAACAACATACTTCTTACCAGTAGGATCTGCCATCTCCAACGCCTCTTCAATATGTGCGTGGATAGCAGTACCCATAATGGCAGCTAATTTCATTTCATTATCGTTAGTCTCAGGTTGGTCATTTAATCTATACCAAACCTTACGACGGCAACCACCTAACTCTGATGGTCCAATCTGTACCTGCGTAGAACGTGGTCGTGAGTTCTCTTTAGCGTGGAGAATATCTACTAGGAACTCTTTCATAGTTCTAATTCTTTCAGCGCTTCAATCGCTCTGTCAAGTCCTTCGTTAATACCAGATAGGAAGCTATCTTCATTACTGGTTCCATAGATATTTAAACTTACACGTTCTTCTGATATGCGCTCTATAATCTTTGCAATCATATCTTCTTTAATGATAGGAATTGTTTTCTCCATCATTTACCTTTCTTAGTGGGGAAAATATTCTACACTACACATCTCTTGGTTTGTCAACCTCTTCTGGTTTAAAGCCAAATAGCCATTCAAGTAGGTCGGGATTATCTTTAAGTACATCCACGATGTGATAACCCACTAGGTCGCAGACCTCTTCGATATTAAATCTCTTTCTATCACATAGTAGAGATTCAAAGATAACCGCGTGAGCTATCTCGTGCATTAGTACACGTACGAGTTTATCTTCTGGTAGGCGATGTCTAATAGAGATACGATTAGTGGCAGGATCTGTTAGTCCATAACTATCTTCTTCGTTATGGTTATAGTCAATGCGATACTTCTGTCCAAATATCTTCACCGAGTAGATGCGTGCCATAAATTAATCATATCACATCGCGTGGCTTCGGCGTGTCTTACGACACGTCTTAGTAGGGTTTGAGTATAATACGAGCCGTAGGCGAGTTACTGTACGGCACCGAGCCTTGGCGGCTCGGAGTATAGCCAGGCGAGGTACTTACGGTAGTACATCCCACCTTCCGTCTACCAACCCTGTCAGAAAACTAATGGAGAATCTACCAGAGAAATACGCACCAGACCTCAGATCGATAGGACCTACTCATATCTGCATCTGCGGTTGCACTGTCTTTGAAACCATTATCAGCTTCGATGACTATGCTATCTCTTGGTGGTTCCTAGAAGGCAAATGCATCAACTGCGATGCCAAAGTAACCTTGCCTTGTCCTGCTGATAAACCAGAATAAGGGCATAAAAAAAGAACCCCACCCTTTCGGGTGGGGCTTTAGCCTCGCAGTCGATATCAGTTAGTTGGAACCGCGTCCGTATTCCTTTTCATTCTTATCTGCCCACTTAGCAAGTGGAGCTGCAAGTGCACCAATTAGCACTGCATACTCAGGCTTAAGATCAGTCAGTAGAGCAATACCCATAGTGATTGCTGCTGCAAGTAGGGCACGTAGGTAGGACTTAACTGCTGCTACTTCCTTTGGTCCTACAAATTTGTCAATTAGTTTCTTCATTTCTTACTCCATTTTGGTCGTCCGAAGCCAACGATATATACCGGTAATCCACGCTTATTGTTGGCCTTATAAGCACGTACCTTCTTGGCTACACATCCGCCATTTGACTGACTTCCTGTCTTGCCATCTTCAGTTGTATTTCCTTCAACCGTGATTAAGGTTCCGTTATCCAATACCTCGATAACGATACCTACGTGATCTACCTTCTCTCCACCTGGAAAGTCGAAGAACACAATGTCACCATACTCAGGCTTCTTAGAGCCGATGTTATGCCACTGACCCTTACCTTGAAATCCTGCTACACCGGCAGGTGTATAGACACAGCTAGGTATCTTTAAACCCACCTGCTTTGCACACCAGTCAACAAAGTAACCACACCAGAATTGTCCGTTGTTGTTATTATATTTAACCTTGTTGGAGTTAGCAGGTTTCTCTTTCTCGCCCACTTCTTGTACGGCGGTAAAGCAGAAATCTTCTCGCTTACTCATTCCTTCTCCACTAAGAATTTATA